CCGAGGCGGATCCTATAATGTCATCTTTCTTGACGAGTTCGCTTTCATCCCGAATCACATTGCTGATGACTTCTTTGCCTCTGTTTATCCTACTATTTCTTCTGGACAAAGCACAAAGGTAATCATTGTTTCTACCCCACGCGGTATGAATCATTTTTACCGTATGTGGCATGATGCAGAAAAAGGAAAAAATGAATATGTTCCAACAGATGTTCACTGGTCTGAAGTTCCAGGAAGAGACATAGTATGGAAAGAACAAACTATCGCAAATACATCTGAACAACAATTCAAAGTTGAGTTTGAATGTGAATTTTTAGGTTCTGTTAACACCCTAATTAGTCCAGCTAAACTCAGAAATTTAGTTTATGAGGAACCAATTCAACGTAACGCTGGATTAGACATTTATGAAGACCCTAAAGATCAAAACAACTACCTTGTTACTGTTGATGTTGCTCGTGGTATGGGCAATGATTATTCTGCATTTATCGTCTTTGATATTACGGAGTTCCCATATAGGGTAGTAGCAAAATATCGGAACAATCAAATTAAACCCATGTTGTTCCCCAGCATTATTGATGAAGTTGCAAGAGCATATAATAATTCGTTTGTTTTAGTTGAGGTAAATGATATTGGTGATCAGGTAGCAAGTATTTTACATTTTGATTTAGAAAATGAAAATCTTTTAATGTGCTCCATGAGAGGACGCGCTGGACAAATAGTTGGATCTGGATTTAGTGGTAAAAAATCTCAACTTGGTGTTAGAACAACCTCTGCAGTTAAAAAATTAGGTTGTTCTAATTTAAAGACTCTTTTAGAAGATGATAAAATATTAGTTTCTGATTATGAAATCATTTCAGAATTAACTACTTTTGCACAGAAACATAATTCTTTTGAAGCAGAGGAAGGATGTAATGATGATCTTGCGATGTGTTTAGTTATATTCTCTTGGTTAGTTGCACAGGACTATTTTAAAGAAATGACGGATAATGATATCCGTAAAAGATTATATGAAGAACAAAAGAATCAAATAGAACAAGATATGGCACCATTCGGTTTTATTGCTGATGGATTCAATGAGTCTACCTTCACTGATAATGAAGGTGAAACATGGTATGCTGATGAATATGGTGATCGTTCTTACATGTGGGATTACATGTAATGGATTTTGATGAAGAGTTTGAATTAGAGCACTTACTCTTCAAACAGAGAAAATGTAGGTATTGTGGAAAAATTAAAGATTTAGTAGATGGTTACTATAAAACTAGGAAGGGTAGTGGACCTTCCGCGTATTCATATGAATGCAAAGAATGTACTAAAATAAGAGTATTGCATAATAGAAAAGTAAAGAAAACAAAAGATATCTGGGAATATCCTGATTGGTAGATGTTCACTCACTGTTTCCCCGTTGAAAATACCCTTTTTAATAAATAATTTCAGATTAATTTGGATTCGGAGAACGTAAAGATGCCATTAAATTTAGCATCTCCTGGCATTGTTGTTAAGGAAGTTGATTTAACCATTGGAAGGGTTGATCCAACTGCCGAAGGTATTGGTGCTATTGTTGGTCCTTTTGCACAAGGTCCAGTCAATGAACCAGTTCTTGTTAGCAATGAGCAGGAGCTCTTAAACACATTCGGAAGTCCATACGCAACTGATAATCACTATGAAACGTGGTTAGTGGCATCTTCGTATCTTGCATATGGTGGAGCACTACAGGTCGTAAGATCTGATGATAGCGACCTCAAAAACGCATTTGCAGGATCAGGTTCTGCACCTAAGATCAAAAGTTATGAAGATTATGTAAACCTTGGATATGACGAAAACGTCATTACTGGAGTAACAGTTGCAGCAAAATACCCTGGATCCTGGGGTAATGGAATGAAGGTTGCAATCATTGATGGTTTGGCAGACCAAATCCTCAGTGGTTTTGCTGGACTCGATGGACTTGGAACTGGTGTTGCTGTTGGTATGGGTGTCACCCAATCAATGGTTGGTAAAACCAAAATTGGTGCTGGAACAACAGAAGCACTTGATGGTTTCCTCAAAGGAATCATTACCGAAGCATCCGCAACACAGATCTCAGTTAAAGTTGTTGAGCATGTTTCTGCTGCAGGAACTGCAACAGCTGTTGATTATCAACCAGGTGGAACATATGCTTTCGAGAAAGACGGAGCATTAGGTATTCACACTGCTGGTCAAACAGTTGCATTCGCATCAACAACTGGAACCACCCAACAAGATTGGTTTGATAATCAAACCATTGCTGTTAATGGCAACACCACAATTTCTTGGAATACTCTAGCAGACAGACCTGGCACTTCGGTTTATGCTGAAGATAAAGGTGCAAGACATGATGAAGTTCATGTGGTTGTATTTGATGCTGATGGGGATATAACTGGTAACGCAGGAACTATTCTTGAGAAGCACGTTGCACTTTCTAAAGCAACTGATGCAGAATATTCTGCTGGTGCCACTTCATATTGGAGAAAGTATACCGCAGAATCCTCAGAATACATCTTTGGTGGTGGAGCACCTGCAGGTATTACTACCACTGGATTTACAAGTGGAACATTTACCGTTGCTACCGACAATGGTTGGGATCAAGCAGCATCTGGAATTCAGTTTGCCGCATCAGGAAATCAACTAGTAACTCTTGCAGGTGGTTTAAATTATGATGGTACTTCAGATCTTTCTGCAACCGGTGCATTAGCTGCTGGTGTTGGTGATCTTGCTGCTGGATATGATATCTTCATGAACAATGATGATTATGATATCAACTTTGTTCTGATGGGTGGAGCAGGTTATGAAAGAACTTCTGCACAAGCACTTGCAAGTAAGGTAATTAATGTTGCCGATACTAGAAAGGATTGTGTTGCATTCGTTTCACCTTGTAGATCTGAAATGCTTACTACCAGTGGTAGTGGTTACACAGTTAAGAGTGCTGCTGATATCACTCAAAATGTTCTAGATTTCTATTCACCAATTCCATCATCTTCTTATGGAGTTTTGGATAGTGGATACAAGTACATGTATGATCGCTTTAGCGATACCTTCCGCTATGTTCCATTAAATGGTGACATTGCTGGCATGTGTGCTAGAAATGACGCTACCAACTTCCCTTGGTTCTCACCTGCTGGAACTGCAAGAGGTGCTGTTCTCAATGCTGTAAAACTTGCTTATAACCCAAGTCAACTACAAAGAGACCGCTTATATAGCGCAAGAATCAATCCAGTGATCTTTACACCTGGTGGTGGAATTACACTCTTCGGTGATAAAACCGCACTTAACAAATCATCGGCATTTGATAGAATCAATGTTCGTAGATTGTTTATCTTCTTAGAAGAAGCAATCAAGGGTGCAGCAAGAGATGTGATGTTCGAATTCAACGATCCTCTTACCAGAAGTTCCTTTGTTAATGCTGTTGAACCTTTCTTAAGAGATGTTCAAGCAAAGCGTGGTATTCAAGACTTTAGACTCATCTGCGATGAATCTAACAATACTGCAGCAGTTGTTGATGCCAACGAATTTGTTGCAGATATCTTTATCAAACCATCACGATCCATCAATTTTGTTGGACTGACGTTTGTTGCTACCAGATCTGGTGTTTCATTCTCAGAAGTGATCGGAAACGTTTAATTCTATTCTCACGAGGTACTCTTTAACGAGGTAACAAAAAAATGGCATTCAGAACAATTTCCCAATTTAAATCAAATTTAACGGGAGGTGGCGTCAGACCTAATCTGTTTGAGGTTGAATTAAACTTTCCAAACGGATCTGGACAATCCCTCCAGTTCATGAGCAATGAAGCAACTCCGACTTCAGAAACAGCACCACTAGCAACTGCTGGTGTTGCAGATAAAGTTCCATTCATGATTAAGGCAGCAAATCTGCCTGCATCAAATATCACTCCTGTTGAAGTTCCTTTCCGTGGAAGGATCCTCAAGGTTGCTGGTGAAAGAACTTTCGATACCTGGACTGTTACTGTTCTCAACGATGCTGATTTTAAAATCAGAACTATTATGGAACAGTGGATGAATGGTATTAGCAGACTTACAAATGGATCTGGAGAAGTTAATCCTTCTGATTACACTGCAGATGCACTGGTTAAGCAGCTAGATAGAAATGGTAATACTCTGAGAACATATAATTTCATTGGATTATTTCCAACGAATGTTTCAGAGATTGCACTTTCAATGGATACCACCGATACCATTGAAGAATTTACTGTTGAACTGCAAGTTCTTTACTGGAACGCTGCTGCTGGAGATGACTCCTCAGCATACCCACCAGTGAACTGATAAATAGATAAAATAACTCAGTAAAATTATAAAATGGCAAAACTCTTTGGATTTTCTATTGAGCCTAGTGAATCAAAATCAAAAACTGTATTATCCCCCGTTCCCCCTAATAATGGGGACGGGGTTGATAATTTCATTGCTAGTGGATTTTATGGATCATATGTTGATATTGAAGGGGCATATAGAAACGAACACGAATTATTAAAAAGATATAGAGAAATGGCAATCCACCCAGAAGTGGATAATGCTATTGAAGATGTCGTTAACGAAGCAATTGTTAGTGATCTCTATGATTCTCCCGTAGAGATTGAACTTTCCAATGTCAATGCTAGTGATAAATTAAAAGATATTATTAGAAAAGAATTTAGATATATCAAACAACTCTTGGACTTTGATAAAAAGTCGCATGAAATTTTTAGAAATTGGTATATTGATGGTCGTTTATATTATCATAAAGTAATTGATATTAAAAAACCAGATCAGGGAATCAAAGAATTAAGATATATTGATCCCTCAAAAATGAAGTTTGTTCGTCAAGAGAAGAAACTGAGGAAGGGCGCTGAAGGAATTGATCTTTCTAGAACTACAGAAACAAGTAAGGTTTTATATCCAGAGATTGAAGAATATTTTGTATATTCACCCAAACCAAACTTTCCAATTGGAATGGCATCTGGTGCTTCTGGTCAGAAAGGCATCAAAATGGCAAAGGATACTGTTACCTATGTAACTTCTGGTCTCATAGACAGAAATAAAGGTACAATTCTTTCATATCTTCACAAATCAATCAAGGCACTCAATCAACTTAGAATGATTGAGGATTCTCTTGTCATCTATAGATTATCAAGAGCACCAGAACGTAGAATCTTCTACATTGACGTTGGTAATTTACCAAAAGTTAAGGCAGAACAATATCTTCGTGATGTTATGAACCGCTATAGAAATAAGCAGGTTTATAATGCACAAACTGGTGAGATCAGAGATGATCGCAAATTTATGTCTATGATGGAAGAC